TGTCCATATTGTAACATAATTGCTATGTTGCACCAATCGTCTTTTACGTTTGTGTTTATGAATGTTAATGTGATAAGGCCTTTGTCTTTATCTTCCTCTATCACGTAGTTCCAGGACATTGCAGTCAATCCGGTGTCTTTGGGAGTATACTCAATAAGTCTCATGACACCTTCATGACCATATTTATTTAAAACATTTAGGTAGTCTTTACGCAGTAAACCATTTAAAAATTTAGTAGTGCGTGAAAAATTACCGGTATGTTTGAAGTATTTAGCCATTTTTAGCCTCCAAGTTTTTCATGCTATATTATAGGAGAGTAACAACAAACAATAACAACCTAACATAGGAGGAAATGGACATGAAAAAATTTATGATTACAGTTGTGGTATTGTTAATAGTAATCGCTGCTATTTGCGGCGGAATATTAGCTAGCATTATTACAGGTGTTGACGTAAATGTTCATACTAGAACCCCGAAGGTTACAGTCGAGTATATTGAATCGGACGTATCTTTCTAAACTATAGGGCTTCGGCCCTATAAGTTTTCATGTACTATTTTTTTACGTCGTCTTTTTTCTCAGCGTCATTTTTGTCTATAAGATTTATTGGTTTATCAGCGCCTGTTGGAATTCCCAACCCACTGTGTATATAATAATCTTTTTCGTCCATCATAATTTTATCCTTTCACCATGCTTTTCTAATTCTTCTCTAACGATATTCGTATTTTTAACAATCTCTTCCACAGTTAACTGTTGTGCCAGTTTATCGCTTTTAAGAAGCTTATCAACTTTAAATATTATAACCGGGTCATGGGCTCTATTATAAATACCTTGATTATTATCGTCGACCATTGCATCAAATTCTTTAACCATAGCATCACAATATGCTCTAGTAGACTTAAAATAATGTGCTGCCTCCATAGCATGATTAAAGATTTCATAAGCTTTTGCTATATCATTTTTGTTTTCTAACTTTTTTGGAATGGTCCAATCTCTTAATTCTCTTGTACTAGGCGGTAATTCATCATCTGGATATGCTTTCCACGTATCCTGCAATTGTTTTAAGTCTTTAATGAAAGTTTTACTATTTTTTGAATATAATTCTACAAATTTATCGACTCTTTCCTTTTTAGTAGGCATTTTCAAATCTTCATTAACAGTAAATCTGTGTACTTCTGGTATAGCCCCTCCTATACGATTTGCCGTATATTTAGCAAATGGTCCCCTATAAACTTTTTTATCCCATTCGTCATTTGGATTATATGTATATAGCCATCTTTTATTGTTTTTAAGATAATCTAGAAGCATGGTTGTGTTTGGTTTTTCCAAATCAGAAAAACGAGTACGAGCTCTTGATATAGATTCCAACTCAGTACCTTTGCGCAAAACCTTATCCTCAATTGGATACGGAGGACCGTTCCTCACACCCCATTGCTGTCCTTTGATTCCGTGATGAATAAGACAATTTGCATAATCTCGAAAATCATTCATTGAGAGTGACCCTCCTTTTAAAAAGCAGTGAGCGGCTGTGACACCGCCCACTACCATTTTGATGTTTCTTATGAACGAGCGATCTCGATAACAATTGCAGACTTAGGTCTAACAAGTGCACCAGATACTCTGGTCTCCATAAGATACTTCTGCTGGTTAACATCAATGTCGAACTGCTCGAAAGAGTTGATCTCGCCACCACGGTCTGTACCAACGTTGTAGTCAACCGGGTTAACGATGATTGCTGCAAGATCATACGTTGTAGCTGTACCGCTAACGGTTACTTCACGGCTAATACCTTCCATAACCTCAACTTCCTCGATCTCCTTAACACGACACTTTGTAGCAAGTTCATTATCTGTCTTGTACAGGCTGTAACCGTTTGCATCCTCAAGAAGAAGCATGTCAGTATGGAACTCGGGTGTTGTGTACATTGTAGGATTACCGGTTCCCTTGTACTGTGTACGAGCCTTGATAGCAGCCTTGATAATTCTCTTTGCTCTTGCGTCCTCTGTCTCATTTGCAACGTAGGGAAGTCTAACCTTAATGGTGTAGAGATCGGCATCGTTGTAGATGGGCTTGATGTGATCCTCAGAGATCTTATCTTCATAAGCAGCACTTCTGCCATCACCGATAAGAATTGCACGAGCGATTTCCTCGTTGAGCATTCCTCTCATCTCGGTCTTAACCCAAGCAATTACATCGAAGTCTGTAATGTCGACGATATCGTCTCTATCGAACTTCTGCTTCTTGTAAACAGTCTGAGGATCGATAGCTCTCTTAAGAAGAGTAAATACTTCCTCATACTTCTGGTTACCCTTGATATAACCCTTAGCACGTGCTTCATCAGCAGTGATGTCGGCGAACATCATCTTAACACGAGCAAAAGGTGTGTGATGTACAGCAGAGATAAGCTTGTTTGCCCAGCTCTGATCTCTCATGATGAACTCAGGAGCACCGCTAGAGATGTTCTTCATGTCAGGGAAGAGCCAATCGATGTTAGCAATTCCATATGTCTGTGTGCTGCCGTCAGCATTCTCAGGGTAATTTGCCGGGGTTATTGCGTGTGCAAGAACGCCATTCTCATCTTCCATATGATGCTTAATGGACTCTGTAAGGGTACCATATCTCTTGATGTCAGCGATTATCTGCTTACGATCTGCCATGGAGATTACAGGACCCTGCACTGATGCGTTGTCGCTTTCAAAAATGTTATGTTTCATCTCGGAATCCTCCTTATCGTCTTCCTTTTCGCTCTTGTTATCTTCAGTAGCCTGTGCAACTAAAGCTAACGTTAATGTTTTCTGTTCTTCTGTCATGGAGTCAAAGATTTCTTTAGGTGTGGATTTCTTCTCATCGCCTTTGTCATCCTTGGCATCCTTGTCATCTTCCTTATCGCCTTCTTTATCATCGGAGTGGCTAAGCTCTTCTCCATCCTGATCTTCATCAGCATTTTCGTTAGCCTTTATTGTACCTGTGATTCCATGGTAAATATAAGCCTCTGTGATCTCGTCATCATCGAAATCGTATTCCATTCCCATTGAATGTGCAATAGATGCTGTGTCAATCATAGCCTTAGGATTTGCTCCCGCAAGAACGAGACTTACCTCACGAATAACTCCGTGACTGACAGCTCGTCCTCCCTGAAGTTCATTCGCATAGATTGAAAGTGCTGCAAGGTCTTCATTCTGAAGTGCGAATCTTGCATGCTGAGCTTTCTTTGATCCATTCAGCTTACAGTAAGCAATAACTTTATCACCTACTTCTTTAAGCAGAGCGTGACCAAGAACATTCTCAACATCCTTATGACCATGATTCCATACAAGGGGAACCACTTTGCCGTCACATCCAGAAAAGGCCCCGTTCAGCAGTGTTCGTCCGTCAGCGCACTTTATTCCATACTGTGTGGCTGTACCGACAAAATCGTAATTTCCTGCCATTTTGATGTCTCCTTTCATTGGATTTTTTGTAATAATTCATTAACACGGATTTTTGCTTTTTCCGTGTCAATCGCTTTGTTTGTTGGCTGTTTATTGCTGTCGTCCTTAGTTAATATCGGATCCATTATCTCCTCGTCAGATTTGTTTAAGTTAGGATTTCTAAGTTCATCGGCACGATTATCATCAACCGGCTTATAACCGATGATAGATCTAACCTCGTTGGACGAAAGAACTTGAGCTCTCGTAAACTTATCTGCGATGTCAGCGATATTGGCCGTGGGTGTTAACTTAAACGGATTAGCAATAAACGTGATACACTGATTCTGTGTTATAGCAGTAGACGTCAGCCACTTTCTAGTCATCTCATCTGCAATAGCTGATAGAACAGGCTCAATTACATTGTTTCTGTAATTAAGCATTTCCTGTTCATCTGCAGTACCTTTCAGAATGTCTTCTGAGATACCCAGCTGAGAGTAGAAAAGTGTAGTGAGGTACTCAATCTGACTCAAGAGGTTATTCTCCAATGGTCTGTTAAGCTGAGTAATTTTTTCAGTAGCATCAGCCCATGCGACACCGTATGTAGAATTGTTCAACTGAGATTCAAGATCTTTCCTTCGTTCTTCTGCCTGTTTCCTCTTAAGCGGGCTTTTAACCTGATAGGGAAACTGTATGATTAAGTCGAGCTTTCCAGCGCTAAGCTGTTCATCGACAGAATCCAATAAGTTTAATTTGTTTATTAATCGTTTGCCGATTGAGTTCGGCTCATTCATGACATTGTAGAACGGATTCTCAATGATCGCAACACACTTTTTAGGTAATGTTACTTCTTTCTTCACTCCTGTATCAACGTCATACAGTTCCACACGTACATGCTTAGGAAACCACTGTTTAATTTTTGCACTGCGAAGTTCATAAATGTCATAAGAATCATTAACAGTCGGGTCTTTGCTTGTAAACGTCGGAACAACCGCCACTACTCCTTCGTCAAACATACTTGTTACTATGTCTTGTATAAGAGCTCTACCGGTTTGATCCAGATTTGCAGACAACCCCAAACAATCATTCAATGGCGACTGTATAGTCTCTTCAAAGAAACCATCGTCATTCTTTTTGGCATGTTCCATACCTACCGCTGACACGTCAATTGCAATTCTAGTGTACACCGCGTTTACTATGGATTTCTCACCACCAAAATATAACCTTGATCTGTCTGGTCGTCTTGAGTATCCAGGACCATATGAAGATCTATAATCTGTCGGATCTCTACCCCTGAAAACGTCCCAGGCTTTTCTGGCTCTATCAACAAAAGATGCCATTAGTTATGCCTCCTTTACTCAAATGAGTCTTTGTTTACTTTATATGCAACCCATGCATCAAGTAAAGCAGCTACGTTATCGATTTTCTCTTCGTAGCGTTTCTTGAGAAGTTTGCGGTTACCGTTTGTATCTTCGGCCGTTATACAGTTACCCATTGCGAACTGCATAAGTAACTGGTCGAATATAAGTTTACGATCCTCAGATAAATCCTTCAATTCACCAAGCGGGACAGATTCAGTTTTTACACCCTGCGGAACCTTCTCAATACCATATTCACCATGCTCAGTGGCCCATCTCTGAATAAACTCTTTAGCATTGTATGGATCGTAACCAAGACACTGTACATCGTATTCTCTAGACTCAATATACTCGTCTAAATCGTTATACACTTCCATCATGTCAAGAACTGTGCCGTCTAATATAACTAAACTGCCTTCTCTTATGAACTCTTCATACTTCTCTCTAGCTGCTCTAGGAAGTTTTTGAAGCGTTCTGGTGGAAATATAACTGCGTGTCTTTATTCCAAATTCATCTCTACCAAGTGGAAATAGAAATGTAAACGCGCAGAAGTCGTCACCCTGTGACATATCGGCACCCATAGAACATGGCATCTGCCAAAAGTCTCTACGTCTGTGTGGCTTTGTTTCTTCATATGTAAAGAAGTAGGTATAACCCTCCATAGGTATACCAAATCTTTTAGCCAAAATATCATTGCGAGTTGCAGGGGCATTCTCTGCTCTTTCTTTATCTCGCTCATACACATCGTAATCTACAGTGACACCAAGATTTGGATTGGCCTTAATCCACATGTCTCGGTCTTCTACTTCACGTATATCGTCCAATCTATAATACCAGATAGAGATGTGTTCTGCCGGGTATTTACCCTTCAAAATATCAAGCAACTCCATCTTTACAGTATCACCAGGGCCATTTCTCACAGTTCCTTCAGAAGACACCGCTAAAATCAAATAATCATCTAATTTGGACGATCCCTGTTCGATTGAACCTATTACATCCTCGCGTATATCACCAGAAAGCCACTCATCCACTGTAGCAACTTTATTTCTAAATCCCTGTGTCTTATCAACTGACATGGGGACTATACGCAAGATCGAATTTGTTAATGTATTCTCAATGCCCTTTTTACTTGAAAATAGTTTTTGCCGGAGATTTCTATTGCCGGTTGTGTTCTGGAGTGAACCATATGTAAGCAGCTTAAAAACCGGTCCTCTAGCTCGTGCAATAGCGGTCCTAAACGGTTGAAGCACTTCTTCCGCCTGTCGCATTGTCGGTGCTGTAGTTATTTGATCTGTAGTATCTTCATCCACAACTAAATGATATGCCTGAATGGTCTCGGCGTACATAGTCTTAGCCGCGCCTCTGGCTATTATAAGATACTGCTTTTTTGTAAGACGTTTCTTTACTGTTTTTATAATGGTTCTGCCACGCTCACCATTTTTGCCGGGGATATAGACTCTCTTATCCTCGAAATAGTACCAAGCATAGATCTCTTCGGCCCATAACTTAAATGTATCCAGCAACTCTAATGGAGAACCGTCAGTCAAGGTTAACTCGTTGTTGCAAAACTCGACGTATCCTTCCATTGCATCATCATCACAATAGAATCTTGGATCCTCTATCAAATGGTCAATACGTCGCATTTCCATGGCGATGTATTCGTTTATTGCTATCTCGCCATCTATTACCCTTTCCCTAAATTCCGCATAGTATTTAGGAGTTGCTGTATTTGATAACATGTCTCACTCCTTGTTTGCTCCGGTTAATTTAGCCCTTGCTATGCAATTTTGCTCTGCGTGCTTTGTTGAGCGCTGCATTCTGAGCTAATATGTCTTTCTTATTCATCTTCTCGGGATTATTTTTAGCATTACAAACCCGGATGAGGGTTGTTAATCTATTGAGATGCCACTTCTGAAACTCTATCGGTATCTGAAGAGCTATCATTTCCCAATAAATCACTTCAGATGTTAGCACTTCTTTTTGACGTTTCTTCTTTTTATTAGGATCTTTATCTTCGCTGAACCATGTCGCTGTCATCGGATCATTTATATAATCCATAATCTCCTGAAGATCTTCCTGAGTAATGCATAAATACACATTAGGATCAGGATTTTGCGGAGTCATAGTCATACATCTGACATAATCAAGCACTTTTTCGGTTGTATCCATAGATCCCTCAACTAAAAAGGGTTTCTTCCATTTGGCTTCCCATTTAGAGATGGATAGAAGAGAATGCTCCAAAACAAGAGTCGTCTCTTTGACGTTGATGAACCGATTAGTACTTTCGTTGTACAATTCTCTCGGTGGAATATGTATCGTTTTAGGCATCTCTTCCTCCTATCTCAATTAGTTAGCCTCGGGGGTCTTACCACCCGGAATAACCTCGAAACCAACAAGTTTGTTTAATGTATTTGGATCTGCTTTTGTGATTGACTCAGCCACGTCACGAGGAATGACTCCGTTTATAAAGTCACTCATAGCCTTGTCCCCACCGCTGATGAACTCCATAAAAAGCTCATCATATGCAGGATGATTCTTAAATTTTTCACGAATCGCGTCGCTCTTCATGAACTCTTCGCCATCTGCGCTCTTTTCACCGTAGCAAGACAGAACAAACTCCTCAAAATACTTGAAGATTTCCTTGTTTGATCCTGACTCGACCATCTTCTTGATCTTGTTCTCAAGACCACCGTCCTCATAGAGATGCATTCTCGCAATCTCTGAGCGCGTAAGATTGAAGTAGAAATTCTTGGTCTTCTTTTCTCCGTTGTAATCTGTGTAAGTTATTGCTTTTACATACATGGCATTTTTCCTCCTTAGTTTTTATAATAGAGAGGGCCTCTATTATGAAGCCCCCTCTGCCATTTTGATGTTTTTATCAGCCACCAACATTCTCGCTAAGAAGCGCGATAACTTCGTCAGGAAGAGGAAGTCTTGCGTCTGTAGCGGTGACGGTTGTCTTTGAGTAGTAAGTCTTCTGTGCATTTATAGTTGTATCTGCGCTAAGCACATAAGTGTTACCACTCTTCTCATACCATCCCTCTGTTACAGGGTTCTCGGTTCCAACAGGAGTTACAGCTGTGTAAACGTCTCCTGCATCTGTACCCCAGAGAATGTCCTCGAGTGCCTTAAGCTTTGCCTGCTCAGCAGGTGTTACGAAGTCAGTAGACTTAACAGTAAGCAGACAAGTGTTCTTATAACCTGTGATTGCTACAGGTACACCGGTCATTTCCCAGCTGAACTCAATAGCTTCCGGTGAATCGTTAACAGTCGAGTAGCTTCTCTCGGAAGGTGATGCTGTAAGACCGTAGATAAGGTGAAGCATATAGCCGTGATCGTTAGATTCAGTGTCATTACCGATGATCGATCTGTAAGAGAAACCGAATGTCTTACGAGCCTGCTGGTAAATTCTTACACCCTTTGTAGGGAATGCAGAGCCATCCATCTCAGCGAACTCATCAGGATAGGTGTATGCGGTAACAGTCATACCGAACTCCTCAGCAGCTCTGAGTGAGAGGTACTTGATGTTATCAGCATAAATAGCTGTCTCATCAGCACCTGAGGGGGATTCTGTTACACCTGTAATACCGTTCCAAGCGTATCCCTTATCATAGGACTTGTTGGTGTTGTTGTAGGGGTATACGACAGCCCTGTCGTTACCTGTTTCATAAAAGTGTTCTGCTGTCTGATCCCAAAGTAATTTACTCATTTCTTTTTCCTCCTAATTAAAATGTTGTTGTAAATACGTCATGATGTAGGCCATCCGCGACATAGTGTCTATCATGACTGAAAAGCAATCCCTCAGTATTGTGAATTATGTTGTCAGGAAGGTCGCTATCAGCATCATAATAGATTGCTATAACTTCGTAACGTTTACCTGCGAGATAGATAGAATTATCCGCATTTACAGTGTCTATGTATGATCTACTGTATCGTATGCATGGATAGTGCATCTTTTTAGACGCTGGTGGATCAAAATATAAATTGTCTGACCCTAGTATTCTACGAAGTCTTGCGTCAAAATCAAGCCTCCGGTCCAGTGTCGCCATTATACACACCTCCTATCTCGAGTATTAAACGTGGGTGTTCTACTGTAATGGTATTAACTGTCCACTTAGTTCCCATCCACGTGACATACTTAATGTTTTGGAAGTTTTCATATGCAAATGCATCAGCAAAGATCTCTATTTCGTTGCTTATTACCACATCATCATTAACTTTATCAGTTGACTGCAGACGACGAGATACGCGGTTTACATCACCTTTATATCGACGTGTCACTATAGATTCCTGCCACACACTTGGCCTAACTTCCGAAGAGATTCCGAAACCAATTTCTCCCGCGTATTTCATCATCCACCTCCAAAAACTTCCATTTTGATGTTTTTACATCATATTCATTGTCTCCATCAGCTTCTGACGAACTGCCTCATTTGGAGCATCCTGCATGATCTCCTCCCATGCCATTGTTGCCAAATCCGCCAGTAGGGGCTACCGGCATAATCATTCCGTTTGCGTTTGAATCTCCTAATGCCATTCTGTTTTTCCTCCTCATAGTAAGTTGTTGGTTTGTAAGTGCGTGTTACTATATTGAGAAGAGGTAGCATTTTGTCTTACCTCTTAACTACCATTTTGATGTAGCATTTGCTGTATCTGTTGTGCCTGCTTTACAGCAGTGTCGTACTGAGCCTGGGAGATTCGACCAGAGTTCAGCATTTGCTGTATCATAGCGTTTGGATCTGATACTGACTGTTTGAGCGTGTTCAGACGAGTCATGAAGTCTTGAGGCATGCCCTGCGGTACTGGACCAAATTCATTGTATAAAGGATTAGCCATTCTGACCTCCTTTGTTTCTCATATTGTTTATCTGAGAACCTAATCTATTGATCTGACGCTGGAATCCGTCTTTCATAGCCTCGAAATCCTGCTTTGTTACGAATTCTACTTCGGCATTCGCAATGACTGGATTCGCGTTCTGTTCTGATCCTCTCTCGGTGTAATCGAGAGTCTTTACTGACACTACGCCATTAGCATCGGCTGTCTTGATGTATATGACTGGATTGTCCTGATCCCATAAAATAGCTCTCGTGTTAGGAGCCATCATATAAGCCTTCATTCCTGCTTCGCCCTGCACCCAGATCATGTCAGGCTGTCTGCATTGGGGTGCTGGCATCTGAAACTGTGGCATAGGTGCCTGAACATAAGGCGTATACAGTGGCTGTTGTGTTTGTGTATTATACTGTGCATAAGGATTGGTGGCCATTTAGTTCTCCTTTCTATACCAGACATATACTGGCTTTTCATTGCTTGAGTCCCAGGAATCATAAATATCACCGTCGACGACAGTGACACAGTGTCCTCCGAATCCTAAGACAAATGTACCTCTAGGGTTATCCTCAGCAAAGTCTTTGGCTGAGTAATCAACCGGACAGTAATCCGGAATTATCATTCGATTGAATCCATTAGCGCGTAGGACGGCACCCCAAACCCAATCCTTGTGCGGCATATCACACATGTTCTTAGCGAACACACTTAATATGTCGTGAGCTTCATCCCACGAAATATCTAACGCTTTTGATATAGCTCTGACAGTGCAATCGCCTGTAGAGAGCCCACACGGATTGGGTTGGTAGTACTGCCACATTATTCACACCTCTTTTAAGTCCCGCTTCGACCCTCAGCCATTCCGAAAGTTAAGTAGTGTTCGTAATATTTTGGCCAATCGTTGCCGAAAGCCGAAACGAGATCTGGATTGTTGAATCGATAGACAACAGGATCAAAATTAGCAGATGCTCTTCGTCCTTCTTTTCTACCGAAATTTACGAAATGTGTCCACAGCATTTCAGCATTGCCATGAAATACGGCATTAAGATCCGGGTATCTCGTGTTATAGTACACTGGATCAAACACTGGTCTGTAGTCTACACCGCCGATTGTATAAGCAGACGTCTGAGACGGATTCGCTGCACCGAGTCGAAGATTTATCTGCTGAACGAGCCAAGGTAATTTGTTCATAAAATAATCACCAGGACACGCTTTGTTTTTGAACCATCTGTGAACTGTCACGTTCTGCTTATCAACCTGCCCGATAAGCTTCTTGTTGTTGCACCATTTAAGCATAGGTATGCCGTTACGCTTGCAAATATCAACTGAAAGATTGATGTATGCCTCAAGCGCTTTGTCAGACATATGCCATCCGGTATCCTCTCTGCCATCGTTAGCGATCTCTATCGTTATAGCTCGCTGATCGTTTGGTATACTAGATGAACACCATGAACGATAATTTTCAGGGACTGAGCAAGCGATATCACCGTTCGACCCTATGCAGTAATTGGACGACGTTTCTGATGATCTCTTTGAAAAATGATCGGCACATCTTTTTGCAGTCCAGTTAGATGCCATGCAATGCGGCGTCTGGGTATCAATTTTCTTGATACGTTTTGACTTATTCGGGGAGATCTTTACATAGGACACGAGAGGAGAGATAATATCACTCATCGCCTTTTCCTCCGTACATCTCGTCGTTGAATTCTTTGTTCTTGAGATAGATGCCCGTGGAGATCTCGAGTGCGGTACCAAGCAGAGTTGCGAGTGCAGCAATGGTCATATTGACCTCATCTCCAAAAGGTAATCCCCATATCTGAGCAAGCGCCAGATAGAAGACACCGAGTGCGGGCAAGAACCTCTGAATCTTGGAAAGAATGTCATATAGGTTATTACTCATCTCTTCTCCTTTC